GGCGCGGCCGCGGCCCGGGCCCTCGCGGTGGCCCGCGACGACCGCCTCGCAGCCGAGGCCGCCGCCAAGCTCGACATCCTCGCCGCCTTCGAGGCATTCGTCGCCGAGGCGCGGCTGCCCGACGTGCCCGGCGCCGACGCGTTCGCAGATCGCTACCGGGAGGGGGCCATCGTCGTGCCGGGTGGCGCGCATTCGCGCGACGTCGCCCGGGAGACCCGGGCCCTCATCCCCACCGTGTCCGGCCCGACCGTGCTGGGCTGGCGCCGCCGGCTCCGCGCAGGGGGCGCCCCGGCGCTGGCCCGGAAGGCGGGCGCCCCCAACAAGGGCCGGGGCGTCATCGAGTCCAACGCCGATTTGTACGACTTCATCACCGGCATGATCGCCGCCCGTCCGCACGCCTCGGCGAAGCATGTGATCCGGGGGCTCAGGGCGCGATTCAGGGACGGCGACGCCCGGCTGCCCTCCTACCGCACCGTGCAGCGCTTCATGGCCGCCTGGAAGGCCGCCAACGAGAGCGTCTTTCTCGCCCATTCCAATCCCGACGCCTGGAAGAACCGCAAGCGCGTGGCCTTCGGCCGCGCCGACGAGGGTGTCACCCGCCTCAACCAGCTCTGGGAGATGGACTCCACCTCGGGCGAGGTCATGCTCCCCGGCGGCCGGCACGCGCTGATCGCCTGCATCGACGTCTACTCCCGGCGCGCCGCCGTGCTGATCAGCCGGTCCTCGCGCTCGGCGGCCATCGTCTCGCTGCTGCGCCGCTGCTGCCTCGCCTGGGGTGTGCCGGAGATCGTCAAGACCGACCAGGGCAAGGATTACAAATCCGCCCACATGGACCGGGCGCTCGCCGGCCTCGGCATCGGGCACGATCTCTGCCCGCCCTTCACGCCCGAGGCCAAGCCCTTCGTCGAGCGCTTCATCGGCACCATCACCCACGGGCTGTTCGAGGAGCTCCCCGGCTACCTCGGCCATTCCGTCGCCGACCGCGCGTCGATCGAGGCGCGGCGCTCCTTCGCCGAGCGCTTCGGCGGCGCGGAGCTCTTCACCGGCGCGGCCGACATGGAGGCGGCGGACCTGCAGGCCGCCTGCGACGCCTGGGTGTCCGGGGTCTACGAGCGCGAGCGCCACGGCGGGCTCGGCGGGCGCAGTCCCTTCGAGGCCGCCGCCGCGTGGGCCGGGCGGCCGCGCATGATCGGCGACGCCCGGGCGCTGGACGTCCTGCTGGCCGAGGCGCCGGGCACCCACGGCATCCGCACCGTCGGCAAGAAGGGCATCGCCGTGGAGGCGACCCACTTCATCGCGCCGGAACTGGGCGCGCTCGAAGGACGCAAGGTGCACGTGCGCCTCGATCCCTGCGACATGGGGCGCATCTGGGTGTTCGACGCGGACAGCTCGGAATTCGTCTGCGAGGCGGTGGCGCCGGAGCGCACCGGGGCCGACCGCCGGCAGATCGCCGCCCGGGCGCGCGAGCTGCAACGGGCCACGGTCCGCGAGGGCGTGAAGGATCTCCGCAAGACCGCCCGCCGCATCAAGGCCCACACCATCATCGACGAGGTGCTCGCGGCCGCCCGCGACGAGGCGGGCCGGGTGGTGGCTTTGCCGCGCCCCGGCGAGGCGCACGAGACGCCGGCGCTCGACGAGGCCGCCCGGGCGCTGGCCCCGAAGGAGCGGCCCTACGAGCCGTCGCCCGAGGAGCTTGCCGCGGCGCGGACCGCCGGCGTCGAGATGGAGCGGAAAGCCGCGCGGCGGCGCGACGCCGCCAAGGCGGAAAACGACCGCCTGCGCCGGCTCGCGCGGGACATGGCGAACGTCAATCAGTGGGAGAGGCTGAAAAATGCATAACAGATTCGTCCAGGTCGCCAACGTCGGCCGCATGAACGACGCCATCGCGCGGCTCGACCGGCGCGGGGCCCGGGAAAAGCAGATCGTCGTCGTCGCCGGGGAGGCCGGGCTCGGCAAGTCGCGCACCGCGCGCTGGTGGATGGTCCAGAACGACGCGATCATGCTGACCTGCAAGGCCACCGCCTCGGCCACATGGGTGCTCTCGGACCTGGTGCGCGAGCTCGGCCTCGCGCCCAAGGGCTCCGCCAAGCTGCTGTTCGGGCAGGCGGTGGGCGCGCTCGGGGTCGACCGCCGCCCGATCGTCGTCGACGAGGTCGAGCACGCGCTCACCGACGAGGCCCGCCCGCTCGACATCCTCCGGTCGCTGGTGGACCTGGTCGAGGTGCCGCTGATCCTGGTCGGCCGCGAGGGCACGCGCGAGAAGCTGCAGCGCCACCGCCAGATCTGGAGCCGCATCGGCGGCGTCGCCGAGTTCCAGCCCCTCGACATCGATGACGTGCGCCTGTGTTGCGACCAGCTGGTGGAGGGGAAGGTGGCCGACGAGCTCGTCGCCGAGGCGCAGCGGCAGTCCGGAGGCTACATCCGCGACGTCATGCAGGCCGTGGCGGAGATCGACGTCGTGGCGCGGCGCGTGAAGGACCGCCCGGTAACCGTCGAGGACCTGCGCGGCAAGTGGCTCTGCGGCTACTGGCGCCGCGGGGCCAAGGCCGGGGGCAACCTCCTGCCGTTCGGCCCGCCGGAGGAACAGGCTAAATGAGCGCGGATCTCATCAACACGATCCTGCGGGCGCTCCCTGGCGAGGGCCGCTGCATGGACATCGCGGCGCTCGCCCGAACGGTCGGGCGCAACAGGAAGGATGTGTCGCGGAGCTGCGCGCGCCTCGTCGACCGTCACGTCATCGAGCGGGTGCGGCCGGGATGCTTCCGGCTGACGCCCGCCGGGGTCGCCGGCCGCGAGGCGGGGCGGCGCCTCACCTCCGGGCCGAACGGCCCGCTCACCGGCGTCTACCGCCGGCCGAAGCAATCGACCTTCCGCGGGCGCGTGTGGAAGGCGCTCAGGTCCATGACCAAGGCGACGATCCCGGACCTGGTGACCGTGGCCGCGACCGGGAACGAGCGCGATCCGGAGGGTGGCGCGTATCAGTATCTCCGCGCCCTCGAGGCGAAGGGCGTCGTCGTCAGGCTGGCGCGCCGCGAGCCGGGCGCGGCGCCGACGTCCCCGGGCTTCAACCGCTACCTCCTCGTCCGCGACCTCGGCCCGCTCGCCCCGACGATCAAGGGCGGCGGCGTGTTCGATCCCAACAGCCGGTCGATGGTGTCGCGCCGATGCGCGCCTGGCGGCGCCGAGGCGGCGACATGACGGGCGCTGGGACCGTCAACATCTTCGCCGCCAATCAGGCGTGGGACGGGGCGCCGCCCGACTGGATCGCGGCGCTCGCCGCGGAATGCGACCGCGGCGGCTCCCAGAGCCGGGTGGCCGACGAGCTCGGTTATTCCCCCGCGGTGATCAGCCAGGTGATCCGCAACCGCTATCCCGGCGACCTCGCCAGGATCGAGCAGCTCGTGCGCGGCAGATACCTGGGCAAGACGGTGACGTGCCCCGTGCTCGAGGAAATCCCGCGCCACGCCTGCCTGCGCCACCAGGCCGTGAAGCTCGACGCCGTCTCGACGAACCCCTTCCGCGTCGAGCTCTACCGCGCCTGCCGCGCGGGCTGCCCGCATTCGCTGATCCGCGAGCGTCCGGGCCGGAAAGGAGCCACCCATGCTGAGTGAGACGATCAAGAACACCGTCTGGACCATCGACGAGCGCTACCGCGCCGGCACCCTCACCGAGGACGCCTTCTACGCCTGCCTGCGGGCGCTGCGCGCCGCCGCCGACGGCGTGGCGGAGATCGAGGCGCACGAGGTCGCGCCCGCGGCCCGGCTGACGATCCACGACCTTGCCGACGGCAAGATCGTGCTGTTCCCGCGCGCCGGGCGCGCGGGATGGCGTGGTGTCGACACGCCGGGGCCGGCGGCGTGAGCGCGCGGCACGTCATGCGAATGCGTGCTCGGCACGACATGCGAATGCGTGCCTCGCGGCAGCGCGAGCGGCTCCCCCGCGCCGAGCGGCTGGCGCTGGGCGGGACGGTGAGCGCGGCCCCCGGCCGGGACGTCTTCCGCCGCGTGCTGCGCGGCCGGACGCTCGCCGGGCTCTACGCCGCCGCCGCCGCCCTCGTGCTCCTCGGCCTCGCCGCCACACTGGCGCCCGTCTGGGGCCAGGGCACCGTGGGCCGCGTCTGCGGCCCGCGGCCCCACGTCGCGGCGGTCCTGCTCGAGGACTGGGGCGAGCGGCCGGCGCTGGAGGGGCTGACCATGGCCGGGCACAGGGCCGAGCTCTTCGTCAGCCCGGGCGGTCGCCGGACCTGGACCTTCGCCGTCACCGATTCCGCGGGCACGACATGCGTGCTCGAAACCGGCGTGGGGGTGGGCCCGGCGCCGGCCGGACGGCCGCCGGGCAGGCGGGCGGGGGAGCCGCGATGAGGGACCTGTCGTTCAGCATCAAGGGCCGCCCGACGATGGCGCTGATCAAGCAGTTCGTCGCCCGCGAGTTCGGCATCTCGGTGATGACCATCGAATCCCGGCGCCGCACCGACGACGCCCACAGGGCGCGCCAGGCGGCGGTGTATCTGGCGCTGAAACTGACCGCCCACTCGACCACCGTCATCGGCCGCGAGCTCGGCGGCCGCGACCACACCACCGTCATGCACGCCCGCGATTCGCTCGCCTGCAGGCTCGCGCGCGAGCCCGAGCTAGAGGCCCGCCTCGACGCGCTGGAGCGCCGCATCGCCGAGGAATTCGACTCCGTCCAGGCCCTCGAGGACGCCGTGGACGGCACGATGACGGCGCTGCAGCGGGAGGTCGCCCGCCTCGCCCGCGCCGCGGCGATCCGCTGCCCCGGCCGGGCGGCGGAGGCGGTCATCGTGGCGCTGCGCCGGGTCCTCGCGGAGGCCGGGTGGGAGGAGACCGATGCAACGGAGGGGGCGGCAGGCGCAACGGAAGGCGCCGCCGCCACAACCAAGGAGGAGGACCAAGGACAATGAGCATGGAGAAGATCGAGCGGCTGGCCAGGGGCTACGCCGAGGCGCGGGGGACGCTCGCCGGCCGCGTGGGCGGCCTCGAGGACGAGACCGCGGCGATCAAGCGCCGGCACCTCCCCGGGATCAAGCGCGCCGCGGCCCAGGCCGCCGATGCGCGACTCGAGCTCGAAGCGGCCGTGGAGACGGACAAGGCGCTGTTCAAGCGCCCGCGCACCCGCATCCTGCACGGCATCCGGGTCGGCTGGATGAAGGCCAAGGGGAAGATCTCCTTCGAGGACGCGGGCGCCGTCGTCGCCCTCATCCGCCGGCACCTTCCCGGACGCTTCGACGAGCTGGTGAGGACCACGGAAACGCCCGTCAAGCCGGCGCTGGCGCGCCTCACCGGCGCCGAGCTCAAGAAGATCGGGGTCGCCGTGGCGGAGGACAGCGACCAGGTGCTGGTGAGCGCCGCCGACGGCGAGATCGACAGGCTGGTCGACGCGCTGCTGGCGGCTCATGAAAACACGAAGGACGGGGAGGCGGCATGAGCGCGATGGGAAATAGTTCCATTTTGGTACTTTCGGCGCCAGCGCCGAATCTGACGTCCGCGGCGGACTGCATCGACGCCGTCTGGCGGCACTGGCGCTACGCCGTCGATTCCATCCTCGCGGCCGGCGACGCCCTGTTGCGGGCCCGCGAGATCGTGCCCAAGGGGGAATGGGGGCGCTTCTGCGA